AGTAGATAAAGTAAGAGTATTTTTAGAAGCTGTTCCTGACTGGTTAAAATCAGAAATTGTAATTGATAATAGACAGAGCCTTGAAATGTCCAACGGATCTAAAATTAAATCTGGTGCTACAGGTTCAAATGCTCAGGACGCTGCTCGTTCAGAAGCATTAAGTTTGTTGATTATTGACGAAGCTGCGTTTATAAAATCTATGGATACTATTTGGACTGCTGCTCAACCGACATTAGCTACTGGTGGTGATTGTATTGTCTTATCTTCGCCTAATGGTATTGGAAATTGGTTTCATAAATCTTATATTGAGGCAGAGGCAGGTATAAGTGAGAGAGTAGGAGGTAAAAATATATCCTTCAAGGCTATTACTCTTCCTTGGAGTAAACATCCAGAACGTGATGAAGAATGGGCTAGAGATGAAAGAAAAAAAATTGGTGACCAAGCGTTTGCCCAAGAGCATGGATGTGACTTTCAGCAATCAGGTAATAATGTAATTAGTTTAAAGGCTTTATCTTGGTATCAACAGCATCCTACTGAAGAAGAAGTAAGTGATGATGGTTTTCGCCCCTTCCTGAGAGAACCCGAAGAAAAAACTTGGATTGATAAAAACTTGTGGATATGGAAGTATCCCGATTACACTAAACAATACTTGTTATGCGCTGATGTTGCTAGAGGTGACGGTGATGATTTTTCAGCCTTTCATGTTCTTGATGTTGAAAAATATGAACAAGTAGCGGAGTACAAAGGTAAAGTTAATACTGATGTGTATGCGCATCTCATTCATAATACTGCAGTTCAATTTAATAATGCTCATATTGTAGTTGAAAATGCATCTATGGGTCATCATGTAGTGATGAAGCTTATAGAGATGGAATACAAAAATCTTTATTGGACAGTAAAGGATTTGACTAGAGTCCATGAAAGTAACTCTAATCAATTATATTATGATCCTTATAATGTACCCAAAAATGCAGTGGCTGGTTTTACGACGAGCATGAAAACACGACCAGTGTGTGTAGCTCGTATGGAAGAAGACTTAAGAACTCATGAATTTATTTTACATTCAAAAAGAACCTTAGCTGAGTTAGAAACTTTTATTTTTCATAATGGTAAACCTGAGGCCATGCCTAGTTATAATGATGACTTAGTAATGGCGTTGGCTATTGGAATGTATGTAAGAGCTACTACCTTAAAATTTAATAGTCACAATGAAGATATGACTAAAGAGCTATTAAATGGATTACATTTTTCATCTACGCCTTATGAGTTTGGTATTTATAAGACGGACGACCAAAAGAAAGAAGAACAATTTACCTTCGATGTCGGCAATGGCCAGCGCGAAGATTTACGTTGGATGATGAGCTAATGGCAGAGGATAATGGCTGGAGTAAATATGAAAAGATGGTAATAGATAAACTTGATCACCACGATACTAGGTTTGGTTTGATTGAAAATAAGCTTACACAAATACAAGTAGATATTGCTACACTAAAAGTAAAAGCTGGTGTGTGGGGTGGCATTGCAGGGTTGGTTCCTGTAGTTTTAGGGATAGTTTTATTTTTTGTTACCCAAACTGGCGATAAATAGTAAAAAGTGGACAAACCAAAATCCGGACGGACTCAATTTTTTGAGTTTGGAAAAAAACGTTTATACAAGGATAATGAATAATGGCAGATAGATTTGATATACTAAAGAAAATATTAAAGGGCGGCTCAGCAGCTTACAAGGTTCCCACAGAACGGCCTGGTATAAAAGCACAGAAGAAAGCCTTTGATACTTTTCAACGAGCCTCTTCTGCACTCTATCAACAGTCTCTAATTGGTGGAGTAGAAAGATTTGAGAGAATCAAAGACTATGAAGAGATGGATCATTACCCAGAGATTACGAGAGCATTAGACATTTATGCTGATGATTCGATGACTTATGCAGAAGATGGGAAAATTCTACAAATCGTTTCTGATGATGACAAGATTATACATGAGTTAGAAGAATTACTTTATCAACGTTTAGACTTAGACTTTCACCTTTGGACTTGGATTCGTAATATGTGCAAGTATGGTGATATGTTTAATCTACTAGACATTGTAGATAAAGAAGGTGTGTTGGGTGCTATTGCAATGCCGGTTGGCGAGATTGAGAGAGAAGAAGGATATAATAATGATCCTAATAGTTTAAGGTTTAAGTGGACGGTTCAAGGTAATACTGTATTTGAAAACTATCAAGTTTCTCACTTGCGTATTTTAGGTGATGATAGATTTCTTCCTTATGGTAGGTCAATATTAGATTCATCTCGTAAGGTATGGAAACAACTTCTAATGGCTGAAGATGCTATGTTAATTTATCGTATTAGCAGGGCACCAGAACGTCGAGTGTTCTATGTTGATGTAGGAAACATCCCGCCAAGAGATGTGGATTCTTACATGCAAAATGCAAGAGATAAGCTTAAAAGAATACCAGTGACGGCAGAAGCTACGGGCAATGTGGATTACCGATATAATCCTGAAAGTATTTTGGAGGATTTCTTTATTCCAGTTCGTGGGGATAGAGGAAGCAGAATTGAAACGTTGCCAGGGGGTGAGAATGCAGCTGCAATTGAAGATATTGAATATTTACAGAATAAGTTGTTTATTTCTCTTGGGGTTCCAAAGTCTTATCTTACAGCTGAAGAAGATCTTTCAGGTAAGTCTACGTTGGCTCAAGAGGACATTAAGTTTGCCAGAACCATCCAAAGAATCCAAAAGATCGTCGTTAGTGAATTGGCGAAGATATCACTTGTCCATCTTTATCTGCGTGGGTATGATGAAGCTTCGATTTATAACTTTGATCTGAGGTTGACCAACCCATCTACTGTAACAGAGATGATGCATCTTGAGTTGATGGGTAGTCGTTTTGATGCAGCTAATAATATGGCTGATTCTCCATTGCTTTCAAAGTACTATATTCAGAAAGAAGTATTAAAACTTTCAGATTCTGAAATTGCTGATCTGAAGTTGGAATCAGAACAAGAAGCTCAGCAGGAACATTTTATTGAACAGCTTAAAATGGGTGAGCAACCGGGCGGTGAAGCTCCTATGGGAGGTGCCCCTGAAGGTGCTGAAACAGAAGAGAGCAAGGGTGAGTCGCATGACAAGAAAGATACTAGACAATATACTAAAGATGCCATGCCTTATGATCCCATAGGTACACGGGAAATGCCGGGGCTTCCAAAGAATTATGCATTTAATGAAGATGGTGAAGGTAATGAAGATGGTGAAGAGCAATTAGAAGATAAACTTAATGATCCAGAAAATGAAGAGATGAAGAAAACTTTAGATTTTATACGAAAGAAAAATAAAAATCGTAGATCTAAGGCGGATATGTTCGATAGAACTATTGCAGATATTATGAAGTATGATCATGTAGCAAATGATATGATGGGAAACCTTATAAAAGACCATGCAGAAAAAAAGTTAGAAGAATCAACTTTGTTGTCCTTAAAGTCGGTGAAAAATTAACTTTAATAGAGTGAGTATATATTTATTTCAAGGGAGACTACCAAATATTGGGGCATAGTATGAAACATAACAAACAAAGAAATGTTGGCATATTATTTGAGCTGCTTAATCATGCAGTATTGAATGAGATTTCAAAGGGCCATCATAAAACGGCAAAAGCTATTTTTAAGGTCATTAAGAAACATTTTATGGCCGAGACTCAGATCTCTCAGGCGTATAAGATATATTCGCAATTGCTTTATAGCGAGGCGCGAAACCCTTATTATGCTACTCGTTTCGTTTCTAATTTGATGAAAGAATATAATCTCACGGTTAACCCTTCATTATTATATAGAGAAAATTCTAAACTTCTAGAAGATATTAGTAATGTCTGTGAGCGCAAGAAGATAATGAAAATAGCTATTCCTAATTATAAACTTTTTGCTAGTTTTAATATTTTGGTGAATGAGGGTGATATTAAAACGGGCGGTCAATATCTTTCTTCAAGAGATAGGTTAGTATGTGAACAAAATGTTTATGAACATCTTGTTGAAAACAAAGAGGGTAAGAGGATTAAAGAAGCAAACGCACATCATACGGAAAAATCTCAAGAACAAATTCAAACAGAAAAAATGGCATTGGCTATTGCACTAAAGAACTTTGATAAGAGGTATGGTAAACTCTTAACTAGAGAACAGAAAGATTGTCTGGTTAAGTTTTATACTACGAAGGATGAAAGAGATTTTAGTGCTTGGATGAAGAAGAGAGTTGGAAACATCTTAGATGAAATTGCAGATCGTAAAGATAGAATAGATAATGAAAAGATTCGTACTAAGATTGATTTGGTAGAAGATAAGCTAAAGCATATTGCTACAGAAGATGTATTTTCTACTAAAAGTTTGAAAGATGTATTACTTAGTCTTGAAATGAAAGATAACCTTAAACTTTTTTAGGATTATTATGAGTATTTTAGAACAACAATTGATAGTTAGTGATAAGGTTGTTTCTAATGATATAACGACAGATCCAGAAGCTAGATCGTTGACTATGAGAAATGGATATTATGTTGATTATAAATATCCAGATAATCGTTCTACAATGACTGGAGAAAATCCTTTCAGTGGCACAGACAGTATTGCTATAAGTAAAACAGCAGGACAATTAGGATAATATAATTTATAAGTTAGGAGAATTTAAAATGGGAATTTTAAATCAACAATTAATCGGTGGTGGTAATCTAAAGGACGCAGAGAGAAATCCTTTTCCACAGTCGCCGGAGCGGGAAATCCCTTCTCTTGGTTTTGCTGGATATACTTACGCTCATGATGAGACCCAGGAAAGCGTGTTTGAGACTACATCTCAAACAGATCGAGTTGGCCCTGTAGGCGATGTCCCACTAGGTGTTGGTACGCAATACGGTCCTGTCGGCCGCAGAATAGGCAAAGACCACACAACTATTTTAGGCCAAATGGCTGAAGTGCTTAAGCCACGCGAAGACGGAGAAGCTGAGTTTACATGGAGTGCAGGAGCTAAGATGGGATATACTTTTGCAAATGGTGGTGCCGTACGGAGTTTGAGAGATACTAGCGGAATTATTCATGGTGATACTGTAATCCCGGCTGCATCTGGTGGTGCAGTTCCAGGATACGATGCTAATAATCAATATGAGATAAGTAGCTATATTACAGAAGGAAGTCCGGCCGTCGAAGCAGTACCAGCTGTGGCGTACCAAGCGGAGGTCCGCGGCGAATACGACAAGATCATTTCCGCAGAAGTAGCTGCCGTCGATGCGATAGAGGCAGTAGCCGAGGTCAAAGCAGGGCTCACTGAAACTTTTGGTAAAGTTGCTACTATGAATACAGGTTTGCGTAACCTGCCCGTGGCGCCCGTTGCGGTTCCGTAGACAAGGAATCTATGAAAATAAAGAAAGAAGTATCCACAACGGGTGGTGTAGCAGGTTATAATACGCCGATTGGTGCGGCAGGTAACCCTACACCAGAGGAACTAAAAAGATGGAAGAAAGAAAAGAGAAAACTATTGAATAAGGGA